TGACCGGGCGTTGGTCTTTTCCCGGGCTCGTCCTCGTTATATTTCCGCAACGCGAACACAATCTGTTCTATGGTCCAAGCTTGAAGCGCATCGCACCACCATGCGAGCTGACCATATTTTATCTCTTCACTTTCTGACGGTTGAAAATACGCGCTCAACACAAGCTTAACCTCAAAAGCAATCGATGCTCGGTGATCGATTAGCTCTTGCGGCGACATTGATTTGTCTATCTCCGGTGTCGGCGTGTCGATCTTCCGAAACATCGGCAGGTTGTTCTGTTTCATCTTTCCACCTTTCCTGGTTCAACCATGTCGATGCGTGCGGTATGTATTGTTTTTGCCTCGATTCTAACGCGGGCAGTTGCTCGGAAAGACCGGCCATGATGTCATCATGTCGTGCAGATTTCAGCGCCTTTTCATATGCTTTCCTAGCTGCGCCCGTGCCTACCTTGCGCGGGTATAGACTCCAAAATTCTTGAAATTCGTTGGTCATAACAAGGCAACCTTAGTGACATGGTAGCCACACCAAAGCCAAACGCTAATTCCCACAAGCACCTTACCTATCGCGCCAATAAATGGGGAGTCACGAGCCGCATCCTGCAAAATTGCACGAGTCAAATGATATCCGCATAAAAGAATTATAACTTGGAAAGCTATTTTTAATAAATACTCAGTAATGACACTATCCATTGGAAGCCCCCCGCTCATCGGTATCAGCGGCGGCGCGGGCGGCGCTATTGTAGTGCAACGCAGCCTTATGAGCGACGCGGGCGGCTGCAAGGGCGGCCGTGTTGGCCGCATGATATTCGCCACGGGCGGCCAGTTCATCAGCTCTAATGATAGCGGCTTTGGCGGCAGCACCGTAAGCAACGGCGTTTAAGCGGAAAAGTTCTTCGGCTGCCTTATCTGTCTTATCTTCCTGTTGCATCAGAATGCTCCGTTTCACTTTGTTATGCGAATCAGGTTGCACCATACTTGCGGGCCGTGCAAGCAAATAATTTTGGTCGTAAGCGCTTTTTTGGGCTTGCGGTTACTTTTTTTATTCTTATGCTAACGGCAGCAACAAAAGGACACACCATGCAAAACCACATCAGAGAAATCACAAAAGACATAGGCCGGGAAGAACTGGCCGAAGCGCTGGGCCTTACCGTTCACAGCATCAAGAAGGCCGAGGACGCGCGACAGTTTCCGGCAAGCTGGTGGCTTGTCGTGAAGCACATGGCACCGCAAGCGCAGATGTCTGACTTTGCGTTCAAAAAGGCGCAAGGTGCATGAATGTTTCATCTGCGGCGCGCCAGACTGATAGGCAAGATAGCAAAGGCGAAGAAATTGCGCAGTTAAGCCTCGCTTTATGAGACGGGACTGCGGACTGTAACAACAAGGATTTTGGCCGGATGAGCATTCAAGATTATAGAGCGTATATTGCATCGCGAGCGGGCAAGCCAATGGCGCAAGGATTTGCCCCGCGTGAAATTAACAAACACATGAAGCCGCATCAAATTAACGCCGTTGATTTTGCGTTGAGGCAAGGCAGAGCGGCTTTGTTTTTAGATACGGGTTTAGGCAAATCATTGTGCGAATTGGAATGGTCACGGCAAGTTGTTGAAAAAACCGGAAAGCCAGTGTTAATTTTGACGCCTTTGGCTGTCGCTGCGCAAATGGTGCGCGAAGGGCAGAAGTTTGACATTGAGGCGGTGCAAGTTAAGGAACAATCTCAAGTCGTTCGTGGCGTTAATGTCGCAAACTATGAGCGGCTTCCTAAGCTGGACGCATCTGCGTTTGGCGGTGTCGTATTGGATGAAAGTAGCATTTTAAAATCTTTTGCCGGGCGCACTCGTAATATACTTATGGATGCGTTTAAGGATTGCCATTTCAAACTGGCAGCGACCGCGACGCCTTCGCCAAACGACCATATGGAGCTAGGCAATCATGCCGAGTTTTTAGGCGTTATGCGGCAACAAGAAATGCTTTCCAAATGGTTTATCAACGACACCGCAACAGCATCTCAAGAATGGCGGTTAAAAGGTCACGCAGTTGAGGACTTTTGGTCTTGGGTGGCGTCGTGGTCGCGGTGCGCTACCTTGCCGAGCGATTTAGGCGGCGACGATGACGGATATATTTTGCCCGAGATTGATCGACGCTTGCATACTGTTGCAGCTGATCGACAAGAAGACACGCAAGGAAACTTGTTTCGCATACCCGAATTGAGCGCAACCAGCTTCCACGCCGAAAAACGGCTAACCATGGCGGCGCGGTGCGAACGTGCCGCTGAACTTGCCACACATGACGCGCCCGTAACGATTTGGTGCGAGACAAATGACGAAAGCGCCACCTTGGCCCAGATCATTCTAGGGGCGGCGGAGGTTCGCGGCGATATGAAGCCAGAGCAAAAGGAAGAATTGTTGCTTGGCTTCGCGGATGGTGACTTTCGCGCGATTGTCACCAAACCAAAACTTGCAGGATTTGGCCTTAACTGGCAGCACTGTGCGCACGCAGTGTTTGCGTCAATTTCTTTCAGCTATGAGCAGCACTATCAAGCCGTAAGAAGGTCTTATAGATTTGGGCAGACAGGTGTTGTGCGCAATGATATTGTGTTGGCAGATACGGAAGCAGCCATTTGGCAAGCCATTCACGGAAAGTCTGAAAAACACGCGGAGATGAAGCGCCGAATGGCTGATGCTATGGGCAGAGCGCAGCAAAACATTAAAACTAGGGTTGAATATAACAGGCCGATAGACTTAGCTTTCCCATCTTGGGTTAATGGAAGGAAAACATCATGAAAAATCCAGAATATAGCGGTAATGATTGGGCAATACACGCTGAAACTGATTGCGTTGAGGGCATGTGGGCTATGCCGGAAAACAGCGTTGATTGCGTAATTACGTCGGTGCCGTTTGGCGATTTGTTTGTATATTCGGATAGCGAGCGGGATCTAGGCAATGCTGGCGAAGGTCAGTCATTTATGGACCAATATCGGTTTTTTGCCGAGGCTTTGACGCGCGTTCTGCGTCCTGGTCGGATTGCGTGCATTCACTGCACAGATTTACCGATGCGCAAAGGCAAACACGGCGCGGTCGGATTGCAGGACTTTTCCGGCGATCTAGTTCGCGCTCATACCAAAGCTAAGTTGATCTACCACGGACGCGCGACAATTTGGAAAGATCCGGTTGTTGAAATGCAACGCACAAAGGCCGTTGGCCTGCTTTATAAACAGATTAGAAAGGACAGCAATTTTAACCGAGTTGGAATGCCTGACTATATGCTGTTTTTCCGCAAGGATGGTGTAAACGAGCGCCCAACGGAACACGCAGCGCCAGGCGACACAAAGACCGCAACAAAGATTGCGCGCGAATGGCTGGAAGATTTGCGGCGGCAAGGCCTCTGTGCGTCCGTACCTGACGATCAGTTGCTGGCAGAGTTGATGGCGGAAGCTGAATTTGATGTGATGGAGTGGCAGCAAGTCGCATCGCCTGTCTGGATGGATATTAAACAAGGGAATGTTTTGCGCAACTTCCGCAAGGCGAAAGGCGCTAATGATGAAAAGCACGTTTGCCCGCTGCAACTTGACGTTATTGCCAGATGCCTGCGGCTGTATTCACGTCCAGGCGATGTAGTGCTTGATCCGTTTAACGGCATTGGATCAACGGGATATGAGGCGATAAAATCACGGCGCAAATATATCGGCTTTGAATTAAAAAAGGAATATGCGGCTCAAGCAAATTTAAACTTGCAAGATGCCGCAAACGCTGGCATGGATTTGTTTGTCGCAGAATGAAAATAACCCTACCTTGGACACCATCCAAGACAAGCAAGAACGGCTCGCAGGCTGACTATCGCGGCAAAGCGCGCGCAGCGAAGGCTTACAAAATTGACTGCGCATGGCACTGCACCGCCCAGGGGGTTAAGTCGATCGGCGTTCCAGATACCGATATACCTGTCCAAATTACTTACTACCCGCCGAACAATCGTCGAGTGGATTGGGACAATCTGGCAGGCCGCGCCAAGCAAGGCTGGGACGCAATCGCAGAAGCAACGGGGGTTGATGACTGTAAGTGGTGGCCGGTTACTTGCGCCAAAGGTGCGCCGGTCAGGAATGGCAAAATCGTTGTTGAGCTTTTGAAACCGTGACACCGATGTTTCTACATAGTTCCGCTTTCCGCTCAGGTTGACCCGATAAAAGGTCAAAGCGGCCTGCCTGCCCATATGCTTTGTATCCACGCGCTATCCCAATTCAACGGAGGGACCAGACCGCGACCGCACATTAAAGATTATGTGCCACTGTCAACCTATATGCGCGCTTCTGTCTGGGATCATAGGAAATGCACCAGATCGGCCCGGAAGTCCGTGTAACGCCCCGTAGGTCGCACGGCAAAGAAGCCCAAAGCATCAAGGTAATTCGGGAAACCCTGCAAAACCGCCACACGTTTGATCTAACGCTCAAAAGTCTGACCGGGTTCTTGCAACTTGCCTGTGTTCACAGTATGTTTGCGGCGATTGCACATGGAACTCGGTCAAAAGTTTGTGCAGTCCAGGCGGCGCTTTGGTTAGATCCAGCGCCGCCGCTTTTTCTCATAAGGGATTTACGCTAAGATTGCAAGCGAAGCGCTTACAAACTGCTACTCAATGAACCATCCTTTTTGCGTGACCTTACGATCGGTCATGACTTCAAGGTATTTTCTCATCCCCTTGCATGGCCTGACTTTGCCACGAAGCCACCGCGAAACCTGGCATTC